ACTCATCTCAGGTCCTCCTCCAGTTAGTCCAAACTACTTCGTTGATATCGTCGTTATCTTCCGGCATATAAACTACTTCTGCAAACTTAAGGCTAGTTCCCGCAGCGACGAGTCTCTGGGCACCGACGATAGCATCTTCTTTATACTTATAAGCGCAGGCAGGATAAAGATTGTCTTTAGTTTTGCCGGCATTAACTATGTAATCAAACTTCTTAGTCTTCTTCATCGTAACCCTCCACCAGAAGTTCGTTGGCCTCAGCCATTGCCTTGACGTCATCCTCAGACATCCACTTGAGACACATCTTAAGAACAGCCTCAGCAGATACCCAACCTTCATCTACCATACCAAGAACCATATTAGTAACCTTTCTTGTCATCTTTCTTTACCTCCTCGATAGAAATAATTCTGTACTCACAGTCGACGCCGAGACCGTAGAGTTCTTTACACTGCCTAACCGAACTTACTACGCACTCTTGGGTATTCCACTTCGGATAGCAGTATTCATCGCGGTATTCAAATTTAATCTTCAGCATTTTAGTTTCCTCCGTTTGTTTCTTACATATATATTATATCACATTTTTGGTCATTTGTAAACTGACAAAGCGCACAAACTTTCAGAAATTTTTAACTGATTGTTTGTGCGCTTTATACGTTATGTACAATTATGCAAGGCCGGCTTCGAAGAACGAGAGATATTCAGTGGGGACATGTTCTCTAATCTTATCAACGTCCTGCTTCTTACCAAACTGGAAACCGTAGTTGTCTACAAGGTCCCAGACGAAAGAAGTATCAGTGATAGACTTTCCAGACGGGTTGAGCTTGTCCTGAAGAAAGGCAGGAACAGTTTCAGGCTTCTTAAGAGAAATACCGAACGACCAAGTCCACTGAGAAGTATAACCGGCAGGACCTTTCTTCTTAGAGTCTACGACACGGCAAGGGGCTTCAGAACCAAAGTACTTCTTGAAAGCATCTTCGAGATAATCGGGAAGCGCTGCGCTCACTGTGCCTGCATGCTTTGCAATATAACCAAGACAGTAGTAGAACTCTTCAGTTGTGCTAATCGGTCGAGCAGTGCTTGCGAGGTCGTCAAAATCTTTGAGTGCTTTAGTCTTTGCTTTCTGATAGGCTTCTTCAGCTTTCTTTTCTTCACGAGCTTTCTTCTCAGCTGCGACTGCTTCCTCACGAGCCTTACGGTCTGCAATACGCTGTGCCTGCTCGCGTTCAATAAAGTCAGCTTTGAATACGGACTGTGCTTCAACAAGAGAGTCCATAAGGCTGTCAGGCATCTGAAGCAAGTTGCCAGCGAGAAGAACGTCCAGAGCAAGTGTCTTTGTGCCGGCTGCAAAATCTACAGTTGCATACAAGCTTCCGCCGGTCAAGGGAGCTTTAACAAAAATAAGCTGACCGTCTCCGTAGACTTTATGCTTTACAGCAAAGGGATAAGCGAGAGCAGCAAGGTCAGAGTTGATAGCATTGCGAAGGTCTTCCGCGGTTTCGTAAGCAGTAGTCTTGTAAGTAGTCATAACAAGTATCTCCTTAATAATTTTATCTTTCGTAGTTATCAGTTGCTCACTGACATATATATTATATCATATTTCGGACGATTTGTAAACTGACAGAACAGCCAGACTTTCAAATATTTTTCCGGCTGTTCTGTACAGTACTAGCGATCAGTGCAGTTTTACAATCTGCGATTTAACGAACTCAATCTGCTCGTCGATTTCAGTATCGTCCGGATTTGCTGCTTTCAGATTATAAAGCTTAGCCAGAAGCTTTTCGAATTTCTGCTGCTTTTCTACGAACTTGACTACGAACGTTTCAGTATCAGAATCGTTCGGTTCGCCGAAATAAAAATCAATCAGATTAACTGCCGGAAAGTCGTCGAGTCCAGTACAGCTTTCGTATTCAGCTTCTGTCGGAAAATTCAGAATAACTGATACGTCGAATTTTTTACCGTCTGTCGAATACAGATAGCCAGTCTGAATGTTAAGCTCGTTTACGTTTTTCAAAATTAAATACCGTCCGTTTCGTTTTTATTTAATCAGTCGTCGTAACCAACTGACATATATATTATAACATATTTTCGCCAGTTTGTAAACTGACAAAACTAACAAAGTTTCAAAAAATTTAAAAGAAAAACCTGTGCACATTTTATACACAGGTTTTAATAATTTATTAAATTGATATTTTATTAGAAATCAGGTGTCAGCTTATCAGGGCGGAAGTCCTTGAAGACAGGGAAGCGAAGTGAAATTCCGCCGTCAGCATTTGTGGTCTCTTCGAAATACTGAATCTCCACTATCTTACCGACGAAGTCAGAAGGCTCAAGCCAAATGAGTGTTCTGAGTTCATCAGAGAAACCGGAACCTACTTTTACGATGTTCCCATTCTTATAGCGGACATGGATCGCACCGAGAGTACCGGCAAGTCTTCCGGAACCTTCCTCGTATCCTACGATTTCAAGGTCGAGAGTATTCATCTTCTTTACTTTCATCAGAGACCAAGTGCGGCCGAACTCATAAGGAGCATCGCAGATGTTAATCATAACACCCTCTTCCTGATTAGCAATTGCCTCATCAAGATACTCAAGAACTTTAGAAGTGTCCGTTCCCTGATAGAGTACAGGAAGAAGCTCGAAGTAGGTAAACTCTCCACCGCTGCAGAAGATTGCCTCAAGAGTAGAACGACGATAACTCCAAGAGTAAGGACAGTTCTGTGCTCTCCAGTCCGCTGCAAGCATGCCATCAAAGACAAGCATCTTAAGTCCGTGCTTCTCACCATCTGAACGAGTAATCTTCATTGCCTGCTTATAAGCTTCCTTAGATGGAACTCCTTTATTATTAAGAAGAGTAATCTCACCGTCAAAAACGAAATTGTCAGGAAGTCGGTCAGCAAATTCCTTCTCCAGATCAACGAGTCCTTCATATCTCTGACCGGCACGAGTGTAAAACGAAACCCGACCATTTTCCTTTATAGCGATGATACGTCCGCCGTCTATCTTAGTAGTGAGTGCAAACTCTTTTCCGTTAAGCTTCTCCGGCTTATCAAAGTACTTCTGAGCAAGCTGTACATCGAAAGTATGGATAAGACCGGGAATTACAGAGTTAATAGTCTTCGCATCGCATCCGATACTAAGATCTTTACAGATAAGCTTCTCAAGAAGGTCTGCAGACTCCTGATCGCACGCGGCAACACCATCAAGGAAGTCCTGACAGAGACTTACTACCTGATCTGTACCGGTATTGTGCTCCTTAAGGTACTCAAGAAGTCCAAAGACAGACTCGATACCGGTAATCTGATGACCGCCGACTGTTTTATAGAGCTTCTTAGTCGAAATACCGAACGTAGTATAAGGATTAAAAGCAAACTGAAGATAAGTAAGGATAATAACATCATTATCATACTTCCTGAGTACCTCCTGCTTATACTTTCTTGAGTTATTTGCGCAAATCTCATTAACGAAATCTCTGAAATGAAAAAGTGTTTTCATATTATGTAGTCTCCTCTCTTAGTCTTCAAGTTTTGCCACAAACTCATCAAAAGTTCCGTAGAAAATTCTACGACCGTAAGTCGTGCTTTCTTTCGCCACACAAACTTCAACCATCAACTTATCTTCATCATAAGAAAGATAAGTGATTACAGAACCGTCATAAGACTGAACTGAAGACTTGATGAGAGAATGACCCATACGAGTCGCTGCACCTCTGTTACCTTGAATAGAACCATAAAGCTTTGCCATACTTTTTATCCTCCGTGTTGTTTGCTTATGTATATATTATAACATACAATTATTACGTAGATATTATTAAATTGTGAACAGATTGTAAACGTTAAATAATCGAATACTTCTGGAACATTTCTTTAATAGACCTGTACCAGTAGGTCGGCTCAGTATCTTCTTTATTCTGAAGGAAAGTAAAGCTTCTGGCAGTTCCGAGAACACCAGGAATAAAAGTGTCAGGCTTGTACTTGCTCAATTCCTGAAGCATGTAAGTAAGATGCTCCTGAAGTCGCTGCCACTCCCACTTAGAGAACTTAACAGCAGCTTCAACCGCATGCTCACCCATCAGAGTCTCAAGCTCGTTCATCTCAAGAATAAGCTTATTCTGAATTCGGATACACTTAGCGAGAAGCTCACACTCAGTAGGATACTCGATAGCTGCTTCAGCTGCCTGATATTCTTTCTCATACTGAACACAAGCTCTGAAGAAATCCTGAAGCATCTCATCAGTCAAGCTGGCAACAGAGATTCCGTTATAGCTCCAAGTAGCTGCCTGATAATTAGGAAGCTTAGAGTAAACTTCATAAGGAAGCTGACCGGAGACATGGACAGACAGGTAGGCCTGACCGTCTGCGACGAGCTTCGAGATGTGGCTATTGGTATCAGAGAAACGATAGCAAGTAAATCTGTTGCCGTCGTCGGAAAAGTCCTCTTCAGGGAATCTGATGAAACCATACTTTACAAGATTAATTCTAGTCATTTTGTTTTCCTCCAAAATTGTTTTCATTCTTATGTATATATTATAACACGGAATTGTGAACTGTGTGTTAACACACAGTAAGCACTTCGCAAATTTCAGCAGGGAAAGACTGTCCATTGCCATACCAACAATCAGTGTCCGGCTTGTAGAGCCAGTCTTTATCACAGATATAGAAAACGGGATAAAGTCCGTTCTTAGGGGTAATCATCATATCACCGTGAAATGCTTTGTAACCTTCAACCTTAATCATAATATCTCCTCCTTAGAAAATTTCAAGTTCGTGATTTTCTGCTTTCGCTCTTACTGTCGAAAGTTCCCTCTCAACTTCAGCTTTCATCTCAGGGTCATCAGTGTCAAGGTCATAGACAATAATATCTACGTCACCCTCTCCATAAGCTTCCCAGACAACTCCGTCCTTGAGTACAATATGTACAGTGTTCTTCATTTTGTTTTCCTCCTAAATAAATCAAAAGTTACTTTTGAGTTTTAGCCTGAGCAGAAAGCTTTTCGGCTTCTTCCATCGTATGAGCGTAACACCACCAGTACTTGAACTTTATTTGGTACTTAGGCGGATTAGGCTCATAGTAGATGGTTACATAAGGCAAAATCGTACCGATTTCAACAAAGGCATTTTCGTCTGTCATGATAACATTCCTCCAAGTTATGTACTCTTGATTACATATATATTATATCACAAAATCATCATTTTGTAAACTGACAAAATAGCCAGAGTTTCGGAAATTTTTCATCCTTGCTCTGGCTGTTTTGTATAATATTATTTTCGATTGTTATAATACCCGGAAAGCTTGGCAAAAGACTCAGCAGACTTTATCTGTCCGATTGCTTCATACCCGTCATAGACAGTCCACTCGATACCGATATATTCTCCCTTAGTAGTAATCTTCTTCCTAAAGTTATCTACCGAGAGGGGAGACTTAAAGAGATTCGTCATAAGAGTTACGAAGAAATCGAACTGGGTCATGTCCACTCTAATCTGGCTTCCTTCAATTCGGAAAGGCAGAAGTGACTGCCCAAGAGTCCGCTGCTTCACCTGATCGTAGTCAGCAACGGAAGCTGAGTCTACTACAATCTCGCCAACCCCGGAAGTTAGAGTAATGTCTCCGAGACCCATCAGCTTATACTGAGTTGCTACCGGAATCTTGGGAAGATCTAAAATATCTCCAGACCATTTGGTAATCGCTTTGATAGTAGGTCGGTACTGCTGATACTTCTGCATAGTATAAGTAAACCTCATCATCTGCGGCGGAGTAAGCTCTCCCA